CCCACCCCTGCATCCCCCAGCACAACCCCAACTGCAGCCTCCGACCGCAGGCCTACACCGACAACCCGCAGGAGACCTGATGCCCGACACCCGCACCACACGACAAGCACAAGCCATACGACAGCGGCGAGCAGCACTCCAAGCCGCACGCGATCCCGGACTGATCGAACGCTACCGAGCCAAGCTCACCCACATCAGCACACCCGAACAGCACGGCGCGAGGCTCGCACTCGCCGCGCTCAACCGCGAACACGACACCATCGTCCGACTCCTCGAATACGCGCCAACAGGCACCGTCAGGCAGTCCGCGGCCGTCGCCCTCGGAGCACTCGCCGAACTCGCCCTCACCGCACGGCCCGGCAACCTCACCAAAGCCCGCGACGCCCTCGCACGCATCGAAGCATCCGGCCCCGACCAGCCGACACCCGCAGCATGACCGCCCACCCGGTAGAGGGGGTTCGGATCGCTGAACTCCACGCCAGGGGGCCCGCCGCGGTCAGCTCCGTACACCGCGTCTCAAGTAATCCAACTTTGTGGAGGTGGAGAAATGCAGTGCCGGAAGTGCCCCAAGCAGATGCCTGAGCATGTCGGCCCCGGCCGCCCGTCTTCGTACTGCTCGCCTGCCTGCCGACGCTCTGCTGAGTACGAGCTGCGCCGTATCCAGCGGGCGCTGGAGGGCGTGGAGGAGCAGATCAGGGCCTGTCGGTTCCGCTGGAACGGGCGGACGATGGAACGGGACTATCCGAAGTTCGAGGATGAGCGTCAGCGTCTTGAGGCGCGGCTGCTCGAGCTCCTCGATGGCGACACGGAGGCGGCAGCGTGAGCGACGAGAACGAGGACCAGGAGCCGGAGTTGGTCGAGGTGCCGGTCGATGAGCCGGAGCCGTTGACGGGCCGGCATCGCGAGTTCGTGAGGACGGATCCTCTGGCGGCTCAGCATTGGGACCGGCGGAATTGGAGGCGGTCATGATGGTGCGCACGCTGGACGGTACGGACGCTGCGGGCGCGCTGCTGGTGCTGGATGTCTACCGGCATGCTGAGAGCGTCCCTGAGGGCCCGTGGACGGCTCAGTTGGGCTTGGCGGCGGTCGTGGACGGTTCGGGTGCTGTGTGGTTCGTCGGGGACGGCGAGGTGGGCCGTGTGGTGCCGTTGCCGTGCCCCTGTGAGCATGCCGAGCTGACGACGTACCGGAATGGGGTTGAGGTCTGCCGCTCGGTGACCTTGACCCGCTAGACTGATCACAGGTAATCAACGGCCCGCTACGGCCCGCGAGACACCCCTTGTACCGAAGCGAGTGGCCGCGAGAGGCCATCTCCGGCCCGCGGGTCCTCATCTCCGCCAGCCGGCGCCCGTTTCTCGCAGAGCCCAGCGAGGGGTCAATCCGCCATCCGGAGTCCGCGCGTTCAGCGCCTCCGGCATTCACTGAGAAGCCCGCGCAGCTCCGGCCGCCTCTGCATAAGGCCACCGTCGAGCCGCCCGTTCCAGTGCAGCCGGGAAGACACCCACGACTTCCCGAAGGACTCACATCATGCAGAAGACTGCTGAGCAGCTGGCCGAAGAGATGAAGGCGACTCTCCAGAACGCTCGCGAACTCGCCGCGAAGGCCGAGGCCGAGGACCGCGACTTCACCGACGTCGAGCGTGCCACCGTACAGAAGGCCATTGAGGATGGCAACCGTCTGAAGGGCGAGTACGAGAAGGCGAAGGCGTCGGAGACGATGCGGGGCGCCCTGGCCGCGCTCGGCGAAGGCGTTCCGACGAGCGAGCAGGGCCGGCCGATGGGCGGCATGAAGGCGGATGGTCTGCACCCGCGGGTGAAGGCGTCGGGCGGTTCGGACTGGGGCCAGAAGGTGCTGGGCGCCATCTCGGGCGCGGGCGGGTACAAGGGCATCCTGGCGTCGGGTGCGGTTCCGCTGACGGTGCCGCTGGACCCGGAGCCGATCCGTATCGGTGTGCCGGTGCTGTCGATCAGGCAGCTCATCCCCACGGTGACGGGCCCGTCTCGCTTCGGCTACATGCGGCAGACGACCCGGACGAACAATGCGGACGTCGTCGCCCGTGGCGCGCTGAAGCCCACCAGCGTCTTCGAGTGGGAGCGTGTCGACGACCGGACGCGGACGATCGCGCACCTGTCGGAGCCGATCGCCCGCCAGGATCTGCGTGACGCGCCGTCGCTGCAGCGGGTCCTTGACGTGGAGATGCGTCTGGGTGTCGACCTGGCGCTCGAGGCGCAGATCATCAACGGCGACGGTATCGGCGAGAACATGACCGGTATCGCGAACGTGTCCGGGTCGCAGTCGCAGGCGTGGACGACGGACTTGCTGACGACGCTGCGGAAGGCGAAGACGAAGCTCGAGGTTCTGTCGTTCGTCGACGGCGCGGCCTACGTCCTGCACCCGAACGACTGGGAGACGGTGGAGCTCCTCGCGAACAATGAGGCGGATTACTACCTCGGCGGCCCGGTGCAGACAGTTGAGGTCACCTCGCGCCGGGTGTGGGGTCTGCCGGTGGTGACGTCGACGTCGCAGACGGCCGGTGTCGCGCATCTGGCGAACTTCCGTCAGGCAACAGAGCTGCAGGTCGTCGAGGATGTGCGGCTCGACTGGTCGGAGAACATTTACGACCCGGACGCGCTCGGCGAGGGTGTCGGCGCGACGGACTTCCAGCGGAACATGATCCGGTTCCGTGCGGAGATGGACGCCGGGCTGAAGATCTTCCAGCCGTCGGCGATCGTCGAAATCGACCTGACCGCGTAAGGGAGGGGCGGCATGCCGAATGTCGGTTATGCCACCATCTCCATCATTCCGAGTGTCCGCGGCATCGGCAGGGCGATTGAGCAGCAGCTCGTCGGCCCTGCCGGTGACGCCGGTCAACGCGCGGGTGATGCTGCCGGTGGCGGTCTGAGCGACAAGTTCAAGGCGGGCGCTGCTGCTGCGGGTATCGCGGCCGGCGCGCTGCTGGTGAAGGGCATCTCTGACGCCATCGGCCAGTCGAAGGCGTCGTCGATGCTGCAGGCGCAGCTGGGGACGACGGACAAGGTCGCGGCGAAGCAGGGCAAGTTGGCGGGGAAGCTGTTCTCGTCCGGGGTGACGGGTAGTTTCCAGGATGCTACGGACACGATCAGGGCGGTGATGCAGGCCGGCCTGGCGCCGCCGGATGCGACGACGAAGCAGCTCGAGGAGCTGGCGACGAAGGCGTCCGATGTGGCGACCGTGTTCGGGCAGGATTTGGGCGGCGTGACGAACGCTGTCGGCCAGCTGATGAAGACGGGGCTGGCGAAGAACTCGACGGAAGCGTTCGACCTCATCACGAAGGGTTTCCAGGGCGGCGCCGACAAGGGCGGTGATCTGCTGGACACCATGAACGAGTACTCGACCCAGTTCCGCAAGGCTGGCCTGGACGGGTCGACGGCGATGGGCCTGATTCAGCAGGCGATCGCCGGTGGCGCCCGGGATGCGGATGTCGCGGCGGACGCCATCAAGGAGTTCTCGATCCGGGCCGTGGACGGGTCGAAGACGACCGCGGACGGGTTCAAGGCGCTGGGTCTGAACGCGGACGACATGGCGGCCAAGTTCGGTAAGGGCGGCGAGACGTCGAAGGCGGCCCTGGATCTCACCCTGGACCGGCTGCGCGGCATCAAGGATCCGGTGGACCAGTCGCAGGCCGCTGTGGCGCTGTTCGGTACGCAGGCCGAGGACTTGGGTGCGGCGCTGTTCAAGATGGATCCGAGCACGGCGGCGAAGGGTCTCGGCGAGTTGGGCGGCGCGGCGGACAAGGTCGGCAAGACGATCCGGTCGGGCCCCGGCCATGAGCTGACCGTGTTCACGCGCAAGCTGCAGCAGGGCTTTGTGGATCTGATCGGCGGGAAGGTGCTGCCCGCGATTCAGGATGTGGCCCGCTGGCTGAACGACAACCTGGGGCCGGCGGTCCGCACGATCGGCGACGTGATCGGCGGGACGGTGAAGTGGTTCCGTGACTGGGGTGTGGTCCTGGCGCCGCTTGCGCTCCTGATCGGCGGTCTGACGATTGCCCTGAACGCGCAGGCGATCGTGACCGGTCTGGTGACCGGGGTTATGACGGCCTACTCCCTGGCGAGTAAGGGAATCGCGGCGGTCACCTCCGGGTGGGCCGCGGCGCAGGCTCTGCTGAACGCGGTGATGGCGTTGAACCCGATCGCCCTGGTGGCTATCGCGATCGTCGCTCTGGGCGCCGCGCTGGTGGTGGCCTATCAGAAGTCGGAGACGTTCCGGAAGATCGTTCAGGGTGCGTGGGAGGGCATCAAGACGGTTGCCCTGTGGGTGTGGGACAACGTCCTGAAGCCCCTGTTCGACCAGTTCGGTAAGGGGCTGAAGGCTCTCGGCGACGCCGCCTCATGGCTGTGGAAAACGATCCTTTCACCCGTCTTCGGCTGGATCGGTGACAAGGCCAAGTGGCTGTGGGAGAAGGCCATCAAGCCCGCGTGGGACAGCATGAAGCTCGGCATGCAGATCATCGGCGATGCCCTCGAGAAGCTGTGGAACGATTACGCGAAGCCGATCATCGGCTGGATCGGCGACAAGGGCAAATGGCTGTGGGACAAAGCCTTGAAGCCCGCTTTCGACAATGTGAAGAAGGGTGTCGAGAAGGTCGGCGAATCCTTCCAGGACGCCAAAGACTTCATCGGCCGCGCCTGGTCGAAGGTGCAGGAGATTGCCCGTAAGCCGGTGAAGTTCATCATCTCCACGATCTACAACAAGGGCATCGTTCCGACCTGGAACAAGATCGCGACGGCTTTCGGAGCCAGCCCGTTGAAGACGATCGCCCTGCCGAAGGGTTTCGCCACCGGCGGTGTCCTGCCCGGCTACACGCCAGGAAGGGACGTGCACCTGGCGGCCCTGTCTGGCGGCGAGGCCGTCATGCGCCCGGAGTGGACGCGCGCGGTTGGCCCCGGCTACG